GGTGTTACGTCATACAATAAAGGTAGCATTGAGTTTGAAAACGGATCACGTATTGTATCGCAAACAACAACAGGCAACACAGGACGTGGTATGTCAATTTCATTACTATACTGTGACGAGTTTGCGTTTGTACAACCTAACATTGCGGAAGAGTTTTGGACTTCAATATCACCTACACTAGCAACAGGTGGTCGTGCTATTATTACCAGCACACCAAACAGTGATGAAGATACATTTGCTACTATTTGGAAACAAGCAGAACAAAAGTTTGACGAGTCAGGAAACGAAAGTGAAGTAGGTATTAACGGATTTCATGCATTTAGAGCAAGTTGGGACGAACACCCCGACCGTGATGAACAATGGCGTGATGCAGAAATTGGACGTATTGGCGAAGAAAAGTTCCGTCGTGAGTACGGATGTGAATTCTTAGTATTCGACGAAACATTAATTAACTCAATTAAACTTGCTGTAATGGAAGGCGGCAGTCCAATACTTAATATGGGTCAAACACGTTGGTATAAAAAGCCATCTCCAGAGTACACGTATTGTATTGCACTTGATCCAAGCATGGGAACAGGAGGCGACTATGCCGCAATACAAGTTATAGAACTCCCTACATATGAACAAGTAGCAGAATGGCGTCATAACACAACTGCTATCCCAGGACAAATTAGAGTTTTATCAGACATATGTAAATATGTTGCTGATACCACAAGTAACCCGCAAGGAATTTATTGGAGCGTGGAAAACAATGGACTAGGCGAGGCTGCCCTTATTGTTATAAACGATTACGGAGAAGAGAACATTCCGGGTTTGTTCGTCAGTGAGCCTATCCGCAAAGGACACGTTCGTAAATTCCGCAAAGGTTTCAATACTACACACAGTACAAAGGTTACTGCGTGTAGTCGTTTAAAAACCATGATAGAAAATGATAAAATGATTGTGCATTCAAAGCCCTTAATTTCAGAACTAAAAGGTTACGTTGCAACAGGATCTAGTTATCAAGCAAAAGTAGGCATGACGGATGACCTTATAAGTGCAACACTTCTTGCTATAAGAATGATGGGTGTTTTAAAAGATTGGGATCCAAGAGTGTACAATACTTTTACGCAGGCAGAAACAGACGAGGATTATGAACCGCCGATGCCTATATTCATTAGTGGTTATTGATAAATACAGTATGGACAAGTTAGATATCATAGCGAAAGATTTATTTGATAAAATTAGAGGACGTTATCAAAACGTAACTCTTGGCAATCAAGAAAGCACAATTACTAACGAACCTGGCCAAGCTAGGTTTTTTGATGTAAAGATTACAAACGGACAAAACGTAAATTTAGCTCTTGATGAAAAATCTTTAACTATTATGTACAGTCAGAAATTGTTTGATGAAGATCAGATAGGCAAAGATAACTGGTATTCATTTTTAAAAGAACTAAGAATGTTTGCTAAAAAGCGTATGCTGAACTTTGATATAAGGGATATTACGAAAAGCAATTTAGATAGAAGAGATTACGAATATTTACGTAAGGAAAAATTCGGAGACACCACAATGAGCGAATCAAAATTATACGGCACAAGTAAAAAGAGCTTCCAAGATATTGGCAGTTCAAAGTTAATTATTACACATACAGAAAGTATGAATTATGAAACAAATAGATCGACAAAGATTAAAAGTATTCATATTGAAAACGCCGATGGTGAAAGATTTAAATATCCTTACAAGCATTTAAGTGGTGCAAGAGCAATAGCACGTCACGTTAGTGAAGGTGGTAACTTGTACGACGACTTTGGTAAACATGTAATTGGACTTTCTGAAGAATTATCAAAACTAAGAAAGTTTAAAACTTACATGAACAGATCAGCTGTAATGGCTGAAGGGTTAGGTGGTTATGCTGATGCCGTAAACGAACGTTTAGACACAATTAAAACCACTATTCATAAACTTCAAAAAGAAAGTTTTTACAGAGAATATTACGAAGCCTTTTCTCCTGAGGACGATGTTGTTGTTCCGGAAGATATTCAAGGGGATTGGATTGAGCAACTTACTGTTAAACAGTTTAATGAAGAACTAAAAGATGTTTTTCCTTATATCTATAAACTAGTAAGTGAGAACAGCAAGACAAAAGAACTATCTTTAGAAGAGTTAACAGACGCAACAAAAGGAGAAAACATGAATCCCGATTTTGACAAGATGTTCGATGAAAGTTTAGGTAACTTTGCAGAACACAAGACAGAAAAGAAAGACTACATTGATTTTGTTATCGAAAACGTAACAACACTAGAGCAATTTAACAATATGAGCCATACAAAGTTATGGAAAGCATATACTTCTAGTTTAAGCGAATCGCAACTAGCTGAAGCACAACTTAACGAAGGCGGACTTAGTTTTATTTTAAGCAAAACTGCTAAAGCAGGCAAGAACGCTATTGACGCAATTGGCAAAGCATTTGGCAAAGGTGCTGACGATGCGGCAAGTGTGGCAGGTAAAGCAGCCGACGGTACACCTCCAAAAGGTGCTCCAGATACAGCACAACAAGCAGACGCACTTGCAGATATTAACAAAATTGCAGTCGATGCGGCTCAAAAGAAAGCTGACGAAGTTGCTCCGGGATTAGGTAAAACAATTGACAAAGGTATTGAAATGCCAAGTCAATCATTTATTTCAAAAGTGACTGGCAAAGCAGGTGATGCGGCATCGGCCGCAGGTAAAGTAGCAGGTGATGCGGCATCGGCCGCAGGTAAAGTAGCAGGTGATGCGGCCAAGGGGTTGGCCAAAGGTGCTGGCCAAGCGGCAAGTGCTATTGGAAAATCAAACGTTGCGGCACCACTTGTGGCAACTGGTGCAACTATTGGTGCGGCAAAATATATGCAAAACGATTTGAAAGATAGCATTTCAGATAATATTGGAGCAGTTGGCGATAAGCTCGACACTTTACAAAATACGATCGCTACAACAAACGATAACATTGCTAACAAGGTCAACCAAGCAGTTGGTGCAGTTACAGGCAAAGTTGACGATGTTGCTAATCAAGTTACAGGCGGCACCGGCGGCTTAGACAGTGCAATGGATAAAGCAACCGATCTAGCCAAGTCAGGCATTGAGGCAGTAACACAAAGCGATGCGGCTAAGAAACTACAAGATGCTCTACCATCATTTGAAGGTAGCACAATCAGCCAAATTGCAAAAATTGCGGCTCAAAACTGGTTGCCACTAGGACTAGTACTTTTAACAATTATCGGCGGTCTTCGTGTTATTAAATGGTTCTTTGGACTACTATTTGATGACATTGATCCACAACCAACAGGTACATCACTACAAGAAAGCGGAGATGCTAAAGTACCAGTAACAGAATTTATTCTTTCTTACTTTGATAGAGAAACTGGATCATTCCCTAAAGGTGAAACAGCAGTTCTAACAATGGTAGAAAAAGACTACGGTGACAAATACGTTCCTGTAGCAGAAAAGTTCATCGAAGCAGTACAACACAAGTTTGTTGAGATGAATCAGAGCTCAAACGAGCTCAATAGAATTCGCGAATTGGCGAATCTTTAATAAAAAGGCAAAAAAAAGTCAAAAAAACACTTGACTTTTGATCTTAAGAGTGTATAGTATACAGTATGTGCTATACACTTTAAAGGCACATAGACATAGGCAATAATTTAAGGAGGCATAACTATGGCATCATTAGCAGAAATCAGAGCAAAGCTCAAAGAACAAGAAAACCGTTCATCAGGTAATTCTTCAGGCGGCGGCGACAACGCAATTTACCCATTTTGGAACATGAAAGAAGGTGAAACTTCTACTATGCGTTTCTTGCCAGACGGCAACGCAGATAATACGTTCTTTTGGGTAGAACGTTTGATGATTAAACTTCCTTTCGCAGGTGTGAAAGGTGAAACTGGTAGCAAGCCAGTACAAGTACAAATTCCGTGTATGGAAATGTACGGCGAGACATGTAACATTCTTAATGAAGTACGTGGCTGGTTTAAAGATCCAAGTCTAGAAGATATGGGTCGTAAGTACTGGAAAAAACGTTCTTATATTTTCCAAGGCTTTGTAACTGACAATCCAATTGCAGAGGATACTACTCCGGAAAATCCAATCCGTAGATTTATTATTGGTCCTCAAATCTTCCAAATCATTAAACAGGCTCTTATGGATCCTGATATGGAAGAATTGCCAACAGATTATACTGCTGGTGTTGACTTCCGTCTTAACAAAACTTCAAAAGGCGGATACGCAGACTACTCTACTTCACAGTGGGCTCGTAGAGAGCGTCCACTAACTGATGCAGAAATGAATGCAGTTAACAACAACGGCTTGTTTAATCTAAATGACTTCCTACCTAAAAAGCCAGGTGAAGTAGAACTTAAGGTCATGCAAGAAATGTTTGAAGCGTCAGTAGACGGTGAAGCATTTGACATGGATCGTTGGGGACAATACTTCCGTCCAGCAGGTATGGCGGCACGTACAGGCGATCCAGTAGCACCAGCGGCTACTACTCCTGCTCCTGCACCAGCACCTGAGGCAGCACCTGTAGTAGAAGAAGCACCAGCGGCAGCACCTGCGGCTGAAGCGGCTCCTGCAGAAGGTAATGCACAAGACATTCTAGCAATGATTAGAAACCGTCAAGGACAATAACAAATTATATGGGGGAGCAATCCCCCATTGCTTTTTAGATTAGGAGATACATATGGCAACTAAAGCATTTGATCCTACTAAGTTTAGGACATCGCTTACAAAATCCATTACAGGCATGAGTGCAGGGTTCAATGACCCAACTGATTGGATTAGCACAGGCAACTATGCACTCAACTATCTTATTTCAGGTGACTGGAACAAAGGTATTCCACTAGGCAAGGTATCTGTATTTGCAGGTGAGTCTGGTGCAGGTAAATCATACATTTGTTCAGGCAACATTGTTAAGTCAGCACAAGATCAAGGAATCTTTGTAGTTCTTATTGACTCAGAGAACGCACTTGACGAAGCATGGCTACAAGCACTTGATGTAGATACTTCAGAAGATAAACTACTAAAACTTAACATGTCAATGATTGATGACGTAGCAAAGACTATTAGTACGTTTATGGCAGACTACAAAGCAATGGCAGAAGAAGACCGTCCTAAGGTACTGTTTGTTGTTGACTCACTGGGTATGTTGCTAACACCTACAGACGTAGATCAGTTTAACAAGGGTGATATGAAAGGCGATATGGGTCGTAAGCCTAAAGCACTAACTGCACTTGTACGTAATACTGTTAATATGTTTGGTTCACATAATGTTGGCTTAGTAGCAACTAACCACACTTACGCATCGCAAGATATGTTTGACCCGGATGATAAAATTTCAGGCGGTCAAGGCTTTATCTATGCATCATCTATTGTAGTTGCAATGAAGAAGTTGAAACTAAAAGAAGATGAAGATGGTAACAAAATTAGTGAAGTACGTGGTATTCGTGCCGCTTGTAAGGTTATGAAAACACGTTATGCTAAACCGTTTGAAGGTGTACAAGTTAAGATTCCATACGAAACAGGTATGAACCCATATAGCGGCTTGCTTGAATTGTTTGAAGCAAAAGGCGTTATTGAAAAAAGCGGCAACCGTTTGAAGTACACTACACTAGATGGTGAAGAACTGCTTGAATATCGTAAAAATTGGAACGGCGAACTGCTTGATAAAGTTATGCTAGACTATCTTGCAAAAGAATCACAAACGCCCGTTGTTGAACAAGATGAGGTAAATACCGCAACTGAGCCAACAACGGAGGAAGTACATGGATAGCAGTCAGATTGTAGATATATGGATGGTGTTTAAAGATTCAATTGATAAAAAACATATTGAAATTGTGGCAGAAAAGTTTGTTGATGTATTAGCAGACTATGGTGTTTCTGATCATACATTTCAACAATGTTTAGATGTTGATGATAATTTAGATCAAGCAATTGAATATTATTTAGACTCTGATGTAGATGACGAAGACGACTATGATGAATGGGATGATTAATGGGTTGGTATAGCACAGTATCACGAGATATCTCAAAAATCCCTGATGCTATTGCATTCTTTAATGCAGAACTAGAAGATGCACGAGTAGAATGTAAACTTTCTGGTAATGTTGAACGTGCCGCGGCGGCCATGCCCGGCATTGTTGAACAGCGTTTTAATCAACTGCAAGAGATTGAAGCGATTCTTAATTACCTAAATATTGAGCTACGCAGATTGCGTAGCTCATTTTTCAAAAAATATCTTGAAAACTATCAACGAGCTCTGTCAAGCCGTGACGTTGAAAAATACGTTGACGGCGAGGCAGACGTTGTTGACTATGAAAAGATTATCAACGAATTTGCTCTTATGCGTAACAAATGGTTAGGTGTACTTAAAGCACTTGATCAAAAACAATGGCAAATAACTAATGTTGTTAAACTACGTGTAGCAGGTATGGAAGATGCAACACTCTAAATGGACTGAATCAGATAATTGGGTAACTGTTGCAGGAGATATATCATTAAAAACTGCAAAACGTCGAGGTAATGGCATTATTGAAAATTATCAAAGAGAAGAACT